TATTAAAAGCAATGCCAGCCAGTCCCCATTCGCTGAAAGCCCCATGAGAATAAGCATACGTATTTTTAGAGGGACCGACTTTATAACTTTTAATGAATTTTTTCGCATACTCCATAAGATAGTCATCCCCGAGGCTTTCGTATCTGGAGTCCTTTTTTAGTTCCTGAAATTTCTTTTGCACAAGCAAATCCACACGTCCCTGAATTGTGCCGACATACTGCGTTTTCTTTTTTAGTTCCGGGTAACATTCAAAATGACGTTCAACACTTCGGAAAATAGCCTTAATTTGCTCCATTTGCTTTGACGTAAAGCCTTTCAGTGAACAGTTTACGCCTAATTTGTCATGGTAGAACTGTTCTGCTTCTGCTATTGTTTTGGGCGTCCATTCAGCAGGAGTGTAGCCGTCAATTGATTGTTTTAACTGTTCTGTTTTCGGACCTTTGAAATATGGGTGCTTGGGAGGGAACAGTTGCAGTTCCTTGCCAGGATTGAAGCGGAAAATCTGCTGCTTTGCGGCTTCGGTGCAGTTGTCGCCCTTCCGCATGGACAATGTAGGGTCAGAAAGCGGATATTTGCCCTTTCTGACCTGTACGGCGGTACAACGGCAATTCCACCCATTCGGTGGCATATACTTGCCCCAGAACGGGTCAGACGGCGGCAGCGTCGTGCCGTGCAGAATGGCGTGATCCTCACGCACACGGTCGTCCTGAGCGGTGCGATATTGCAGGTCTTATTTGTCCCCATCGGCTTCAATTTGCTGCCAGCGTGAAGCCATTAGTGAAGCTCCGACGGCGTGGTTATATTCTGCATACAGGTAGTTGTGATTATACCGCTTGTTCACATTCTCAACATCGTGCCGGAATGTCTCAAAAGGCTTTATTTCGCCCTTGTCGGTAAGCAGGGACAAACCAACTTCGCGGAGTGTGTGAAACGCCTTGAAGCCGGAGAAAATGAAAGCATTGTTTTCGAGCGCATAGCGCAGGACTTCCGGCACTTCAACCGGCAGCCCTGCATCAATTCCTGTTTTGAGGACGCGGAGCGTTTCGGCAATCATTTTGCGTGCTTCGGGAGTGTTCAGCATAGAGGTATCAAACTGCCCCGCCTTATAGACCATGCCGGCAGCGTCAAAGAATGCCGTGTCGTCAAAATCGGGGCGTGTGTCGCCTTCTGCGAGGCGCAGGAGGTCATCGCTATACAAGTCGCCCAAAGCGCGGTTAAACGCACGATATGAGCCCCGCAGCCCTGCATCAGGTGCGGGGCTTAGTCGAAAAAACGGTCCGGCTGTGTCTTTGCTTCACGGGCACCGGTGATCTGCACCCCGTATTTGTCCGTGAAGTATTCAGGTGGAATCTCGTAATACTCCAACAGCAGACGTTCAATTTCTCGCTGTTCAGCCGGTGTGTATGAGGCAGCGTTGTTCCATTGGAAGCGCAAGCCCTGCACAGGGAAGCCGTGGCGCACCATGAGCGGCAACAGCCGCCCATTAACGACATTCGCCACCATTGCGGCATCGCTTTCCGTTACGCGCTCAAAAATTTCAAGGTGCACCTCTGACTGTGAGAGCGAGGAACCCGAATCAATGGTCATTGTCTGCATCAGCACTGCTTTGGAAAGTTCCGAGTTGCAACGGTCCACACGCTTGTCATAGACATTGTAGGCATCGCCCCTGCTGCTTTCCTTGATTTCTATGTCCGTGCCTTCAGGGAACAGCGACCAGAACGCTGCGCCCATATTCTGGAGCGCTTCCTCAATCCGTCTGCGCTCGCTTTCGTCCGGGCTTGAAGTGTGTGCAATACGCATAGGCTGCCCGAAAATTTCACCGAACATATCCCAGAAAGCCAGCATGTTCTTTTTGGATATGCAGGAGGGGCAGCACTTCAACAGCAGACCAAGATCCCGTCCCTTGCCGACCGGCACAACCCAGTTGGCGAAGTCTCCGTCAGTGTAAGATATGCCGCTGTGCCAGTCGTCGCCGGGCGACCTTACCACGACCCCATATTCAGGCACAACGTGCTTGCGCGGTACAAGGTCCACGCCGTCAAAACGCATAATGCCGTCCTCGTCGTGTACAATGTCCCCCAGCTGTATGAGGGTCGGACCCCAAAAGCGGCTATCGAGGCAAAGGTCTATGAAGTCCGTGAACCATTCCTGTTGCAACAGAGTGGTGGCTTCGGTATTTTCTTTGCCGTCCTTTCCCACAAGACGGAAGTCCTTTTGAAGAGTCTTGCCTTTGCGCTGACCGATACAGCCGGACAGGTGGGCGTCCAGAACCGCATCGGCATAAATGTCATAGAGCCGGCAGCGGTTCGGATTCTCGTAATCAATAGCCATCTGGTGGGCACTGCGCCAGTCCGCAATGTCCTTTTTGGTAAGGGTGTCGGTCTGCTGGAGCAACTGAGCCGTAACCTTGAGCCCCTGCTTGCTTGACGCCTTGCGCGCCAATGTCATTATTTCAGAACGTGTAGGGCGGTCGAACCAGTCCCGTATGTTTGTAATGAGGTTTGCCATTATTCAAAATGTTAAGTTAAACGTATGTTCCCGGAAGCGTCCAGACGCAGTGCATCGGTTGCGGACAATCGTAGTGCCGGAGCTACAACGGTAAGGGCAACGGTCTTGTAGTATCGTGTGCCGCCAGTTGGAATGACATGTACCCTTTGCGTTCCCGGTTCTTTGGGCACAATGCGCCCGTCCGGCTCAATCCCGGCAGCCGCCCCGTCAGTCTGATAAATTATGTTTTGTAGCGCAGAGAGCGGCAGCACCTTTGCCGCAATATATCGTGGCACAGGGTTTCCGATTGTTACATACGCAGGCGTTTCCACACGCAGACCGGAGGGAATGGGCAACGCCACTTGTTCCGCACGGTCCGCCACACTTTCAATACGCTGGCGTGTCTGTTCAGTCAGCACCCTTTCCGCCTGTGTCTCAACGGCTGCTGCCTGTGCGTTTCTGGTGGCTGTTTTCGCCTGTTCTGTGACTGTCTTTGCCTTTTGCGTTTCGGCATTACAGTCCTTGACAGCCTTGTCTGAAATGTCGGCAAGTTCCTGCCCTTGTTTCAATAATCTTGTGGTTGCTTCGGTCGCTTTCCGTGCCGCGTTGTTGGCTTGCGTCGCTGCGTCCGTTGCCGGCTTCTGGAGTAACTCTATTTGTGCAGGGGTGAAATCATCATAAGTGAATGCGTCCCCCTTGTCGCCTTTGAGCTTCGCCAGCTGTTCAGGCGTGAAGTCCTCATAAGTGAACGGAAGCCCGCGGGTATAGGCGGCCAATGCGTCGCACTCTATGACCCCCTCCGTGTCGGTGGCGAGGTGCCACAGCTGCACGTTGATTTTTTCGGGGTAATAGACATTTTGGAGACCGTCCGGCATAAGGTCGTTAATCAGGCACAAATGCAGTTCCCTGTACAGTTCGCCCTCACAAAGTCCGTGGTCCTTGAAAATGACGAGCAGGGCATCACCGTCGGGCGTGCAATTCTCATATTTTCCGCCTGTGCGTGATGCGGTGAACTTGCGCCCGTGCTTGGTCTGATATTCAAGCGTGAAATCAACATCGGGCAATGCTACAATATCCCCGGAAGCATTACGGAAACGCTCACGGAGGACAAAGTCGCTTTTGTAGTTTATATGTCTTGCCTGTGCCATTATGTGAGTCTTAGATTGCCTTCCGCATCGAGGCGCAGCGCATCACCTGCAATGCGCAGGCGTGGCGGCACTACCTCAATGCTGATGGATTTATAAACGGAAGTGTTTCCGGTTGCCACCGCATATATGTGGGCGGTTCCCTGTTCCAGAGGGATAATTTCTCCGTCAGGTGTTATTCTTGCGGCCGAGTTTTCGGCATAAAAGAAAATGGAGCCAAGCCCGAAACGTGGGAACAGGGCGGCATCAATGCGCGGGCGCATCGTGTTGGTCAGTGTAACCGAGCCCGGGTATCGCTTTATGTCAATACGGAGCGGTGCGGCAAGGTTCTGGGACGATAGCGAAGCCACCAGCGACTCCACCAAAGCGCGTGAGGCTTCGGACTTCTGCAACTCCGCTGCGGCTTTCTCCACGGCAGAGTCCACCCCGGCAAGCCTTTGGTCAATGTCCTGCTGAATTTCCGGCAGGTTGGTGTTTATGAAAAGTTCGAGAGCGTCACGGACATTTCCGCAGCACTGCACCAGGTCGTAAAAGAGAGAGCCTACCTGCGCGGCTGATACCGTCTTGGCCTGTACCGCGTCACGAATGGCGGCGGCACGTTCTGCCAGGGCTTCGGTGTCAAGCGGCTGCAAGGGTATGGGTGTAAGATTTTCCATTATAATGAGTATTAAAATTATGCGAATATGTCGTCGAACGGATTTTGAAATATACGTGTGAGGTGTATTTCCGTGTTCTTTTTCGGTGGTCGTCCGGCAATGGCATCGGCAATGGCTTCCTCCAACGGGTCCACTTGCAGCGTACCGCCGGGCTGTTCCGTTACTGTGTCCGCCATAGTGTCGTTGTACCGTTTAGCGGATGATCCTGTTGCAATCAGCAGGCTTTTGTATTCTGTATTGTCAATGTCGGTAGCCGGGGACAAACCGCGCACATCGTATGTGTCGCGTATTGCCGGGGCTATAATGTCGGCGGCATCATAAGCCAGAACCTGCCCGTCCGTAAGCCTGGCAGTAAGGGATATGCCGTTGCGCCGTACAAACGCGAACACCCCGGCAACAGAGCCGAGGGCTATGATTGCAAGGTCAAGAAGTGTTTGTCTGTCCTTTACTGTTATTTCCATAGCTATGAAATTGTAATTACGCCGGTGTCAGCAATGGTTATAGCCGAGACATCAAGCCCAATGTTACGCAGCATCTTTTTAGTGTTTCCCGGCCAGAACGGGTCGCGGTTGGCGGCCAGCATGGCGGGCGCATCTGCACCGAGCAGGGGCATTTCCTTGAAGTCCCCCGGCGCAGAAAGGAGGACAATTTCGGCAATGAAGCCGGAAGCCTCTGCAACGACGGCAGCGTGTTGATGAACGAGCAGGTCCGCCGTTTCCGTATCTGTTTGAAGTCCTAAAATTTTCATTGCTTTATTTTCGTGTTCTCGTAATCGGATTTGTTAAATGGCTTTGCGGAACTGCCTGGGACAATGGTCGTAAACAGCCCGCCTGGGTGGGAGACAGTAACATTGTGCGTGTGACTGTTAAACGTGTTCACAAGTTCATTGAGCTTGTCAGTGAGTTTCTGGATAACGACCATGCCGTCAAGTTTGCCGCCGTTGAAAACAATGTCTTCCTTGTTGATGTTTGCCGACATCTTGGACGTGTTCACACGCAAGCCGTCCGCATCAATCACGGCGGAAGTTTCCCCGATAACCAGTTCCGCGGACTCTATCCTGTCCGTTGCAAGCATGACCCCTGCGGCACCGTCAGCCACGAAGCCCACAACCACATAAGCCCCTTTTTCAGGGTAAATGACCAGACCGAAGTCCGACCCCTGATTTGCTTGCAGATTGACGCCAAGGAGCGGCGCACCTTCATTTATCGGTGTGCAGTCTATGGTACGGGCTTCCTTGTCTATTTCGTCCACGGTACACACAAGGGCGATAGTTTCACCGTCCTGTTGTGCAAGTTGTCTTATAGCGTCTCTTATACTTCCCATAATCCTGATATTTTAGTCGGCACGCAGTCCGAGGGTTATTTCCTGACGGAAGCCGCCATCGCCGTATTTAATCACATTTTTTTTGACCTGATACACGCCCATTTTCACGCCGTCTATGACAATGCCGACGGCATCGAGACAATCAACGAGAGTATGCCCGAAAGTGGTGAACGAGCCGGTCAGTCCGTCGCGTTTAAGGCGTTTGATTTCCTGCTGCGCCCATGCTTTAAGTTCGCTTTCCGTCTTATTGTATGTGTGCAGAGTCCTGCGTTCACCGTCCGCGTCGCCCACTTCCACCTTAATTTTTTTGTTGTCCGGCATAAGGCTGACCGCCTTAACGTGCAGACGCATGTTTTCAGCCTTCTGCTGTTGCAGGCTTTGGTCAGAAATGATGTTAAGCCCGGTTTTGAACACCTGCGAGGGTTTTGTGTCCCTTTCAAAGAGAACACCGCAGTACAGCACCGGCTCGCCGTCCTCATAGCGGAAAAAGGAGCGGACGCCCTGTTCCGACAACTTGCCGAGCAAGGCGGCCACGGTGTTGGCCGTTACCCTGTAAGCCCCAAGCGCCTGCTCCCCCATGATGTTAAGGCGGTAGTTTATTCCCTGGTCTTTCAGAAGTGTTTCAAGCGTAACGGAGCGGTACGCCTTTTTCTGTGCCGGCATCTGTTTCAGTTTGAACATATCATCCTCGCAGGTTATCACTATGGGCGTTTTGAAGCCCACATCCCTGACATAGCCGGCAAACGCCGTTTGCAGGTTGCCGTCATATCCCAATGAAACAGTAACCGTGTCGCCACGCTTGACAGGTATTTCGTCCGCGCCGTCCCATTTGACTTTTTTAGGCATGGTGATTTTGGCTTCCGTGGTCAGCTTCTCCATGTCGCGGGTTATCTCCACGGCATTGGCGAAGTCAAACGACCATGAGCGGTCGCCCTTAATCTCTATTTTTGCGCATAGTCGAAACATCGGTTAAACAGCGTTTAATTGGTCTTTAATAGTCGTAACGGTTAGGCTTCATGCACCCGGTGCGTATGGGGTTATGTGTGTCGGTGGAGCCGTCCTCCGACACATATACAGGCAGATCCGGGGACGCTTTGGAAGCCTGGACATCACGCAGCCACTTAATGGCATCGTTGTAGAGGCATTCGCGGCGCTCGTGTCCCATGTTCTGGGGCAGGCGGTGAACCATGAGCCACAGGGATATATTAACGGCGCACTGCACGACCATTGGGTTGCGGCATTCCCCGATTGCGGAGAAAATGCGGTCAGTGTCATAGCGGTGGCGCAGGTATGAGGATATCTGTTCCACCGCGGCGGCTTCCGCGGAAAGCCGTATGTCCTCATTCTGGGTTATCTGCTCAAACTCGTACTGGTCGCAGACAGGGCGGTAATCGTCAACGGTCAGAAACATGGGCGGAGGAATTAGAGGGGTTGGCTTCATAAATGGCGATTTGGCGTGCCTTCTCCGCTGTGAAGCCGGGGGCAAACCTATGCTGTTTTATCAGTTGCTTAATGCCCTGCATGGAAACGCAGACGGGGCGTCCGTTATGTACGAGCACCAGGAATTTTTTGCGGTAAAGCTCCGCTGATTTTTTGGCTTGCTTGATAGCCTTTTTCTTGCGCCAGTCAAACAGGCAGGCGCGTAAGTAGTCAATGATTACCATGATACATTTTTTGCATTAGTCCTCCTGCCGAAAGAGGGGTTAAATGATTTTGCGCGGGTGTCCCTCTGTAATAACCAGATTGCGCCCTCGTCGGCATCGGGGGCGTCATCGTGTCCGCGCATTCCTTTTTCAAAAGCCAGAGTCTGGTCAATGCCGGCAAGCATGTCCGGGTCGTCCTTTTGTGCCTCGTCGTACACTACAAAGCCACGTTCCCACAGCGGGCTTATGGCTTCCACACGCTGGAACTTGTCGGGCTTCTTGCGCTTGTCGCCTGTAATTGGCAGCTGGTAGCCACGCAGTTCACCTTCACGGCGGAACTCGTCAAGTATGGTATCCTGCATGAAATTGGCTTCCATATACCAGCGGACGGAAATGCCCTGCCCCCTGGTCCATTCGTACAGGTCATAACACCACCGCACCATTTCGGCAACGGAGGACTGGCGTACAAAGGCGCGGAGGTGGTAAAGTGTTGTGCCAGCTTTCCCCCATAGTTTCGCAGCCTTGTAGTCGTTCTTGATAGAGCCTTTGAAAGAGGGGTCAATGTACAGGACAATTTCCGAGAACTTGGACCATGCAGGGCGCTTTCCCCAGCGGATCCATTCGTTGCGGAAAATCGCGCCTTCAATTATCGGATTGTTCATGTATTCCTTTTGAAAGGCACGATAACCCACCACGTTCTCAATGTCATTGACTTCCTGCGGCATCCATTTGGAAGCCCACGAAATGCCACCCTTGTTGTCGTATATGTTTACCTTGGTGACATGTACAGACTTGATGTCGCACCACTTTGCCAGCACTGAATTTTTGGCAATGAGGTTGCCTACCATGATGAAGCGTCCGCGTCCGCCGTCAAGAGTTCCGAACAATGCGGAACGCACCCAGTCAAACAGTTTGGTGACACGTGCCGGGCTTTCTACCAACTCGTCATCGTCGAGATCGTCAATGATTACATAATCCGGGCGGTGTGAGCGGTAGCGCAGACCACGGGGCGACTGCCCACGGCCACGGGCGAAAAAGGCTACTTCCGAGCGTGTGACAAATTCGCCCTCTTCCCAAGTGCCGACGTTATACTGTTCCCCGAAATCGTGGATATAACGCTGGTTATACTGCAATTCAGCCTGAATGTCGCCCAACAGCGTCTTTGCGTTGTCCTCACTCTTGCCGACCAGCACCATTACATTTATTTCGCGGTGTTCCTGAGCCATTAGCCACATGGGGACAAATACGTCCATATTGGTAGATTTGGCAGCGCCACGGTGCCACTGGAAAGCAGCTTTAAGGTTCCGGTCTTTCAAAATTTTGTTGGCTGCTGACACGTGGAACGGTGCGCATGGTGTTGCTTTCCCTGTTTCCGGGTTTACGGTCCAGTGTGGGAAGTAGTAATCGACAAAAGCGGCATAATCCGTGCGCAGGTGTCTGATACGTGCAAGGCGTTGCGCCTGTGTCTCGTTTATGTTTACGGCAGTCGCTGCCTGCACGGTCTCACAGTGCTGCTTCCACCGTTCCTGTGCCTTTATTATTTCCGCTTTCGTTGCCATGTGCTAAAAAGTTTTTTGCAGCTGTTCACTGATGAACAGGTCGTGATATTTGTTAATTGTCTGTATCAGTTCGGGCGTAACATTCGGGTCGAAGCTCATGCGGTATTGCAGCCATTTGCTGAAAGCCATGAACACCTCTATAACGTCCACTACGGAAGTCTTTTTGTCAAGCCTTTCAATGGTTGCGGAAAACTTTACAAGTTTGTCCGCGGCTGCGGCCGTCTTTTCCGGGCTTGGTTCGTTCACGAGGTCCTCTACAAGTACGTCGATACTTTTCAAAATCTTGTTTACGAGCTCTGGGCGCGTGATATTCGCTGCGGAACGCGCAGCCTGCCAGCCTCCGTCGTTTACCCACTTTGTAATTGTCTGTGCGGACACTCCGACCTTTTCGGCAATGACCTTTTGGGGCTCGCCCTGCATAAAGAGCAGACGCGCGTGTTCTCGCATCTTTTCAAGTTCTTTTTTAGTAGCCATTCATATCAAAAACAGTTTTTTAGATGTATAGCGCACCCTTTGTGGCGCGCTTTTCAGGTGCAAAATTGGCTCAAAAAGGAGCCGCAGTAAAAAAGAGTGTAAAAGTTTTACACTCTTTTTGTTAGCGTTGCAGAATGTCCGCAATTTTGCGCTGCTTAAGCACATCGCGGAGTAGAGCAGCCCGGTAGCTCGCGAGGTTCATTCCCTCGAGGTCGTGTGGTTCAAATCCCACCTCCGCAACAACAATCAGATAAGGTAAAAAGATTGACTAACGAAGCCGGTGCACCGAGCGCACACCACCCTCCACACCATTGCGGCGTTACGCGTGCCCGGCTTTATTTTTTAGACGAATGAAAGAAGTAATCATATCCACCGAAGCCGTCAATAGTTACGGCACGCGCATACTTACGGCAGGCATAGACCTGGAGCAGTACAAGCGCAACCCGGTACTGCTCTGGATGCATCGTCGGAGTTATCAGGACACCGCTGGACCCATTGGCCGTATCGAGAACCTGAGGCGTGATGGGGACAAACTTATCGGTACCCCTGTATTTGACGCAAACGACCCATTTGCCAAGCAGGTAGAGAGTAAATGGGAAAACGGTTTCTTGCGCATGGCTTCCGCCGGCCTTGAACCTTTGGAGGTAAGCGACGACCCGGCTTTGGTGTTTGACGGGCAGACCCGCGCCACGGTTACGCGCTCCAAGCTTGTAGAGATCAGCATAGTGGACATCGGCAGCAATGACGAAGCCCTGCAACTCTATCAGGCTGGCAAGCTGCTGACCCTTGCGGCAGGCGAGGAACACCCGGCACTGCCTATCTTGAAATCAAACACCGACCCCGAACAGAGCAAGGGCGAGGACAATAACAAACAAATAAAAAACAAAATGAACAAGGAAATTTTAACCCTGCTCGGCCTGCCCGAAACGGCGACCGAGGAGCAGGCGGTGGCTTCGGTTCGCTTGCTCAAAACCAAAGCCGACAAGGCGGAGTCTATCCAGCTGGCGGCTGTAACTTCGGCGGTTGATGCTGCAATTGACGAACTGTGTTGTGTGCAGGGATAAAATACCTCTTAATATGCGTTGGGCAAGTCCGCAGGTCTTGAAAGTCTGACGGCGACGCTGAAACTCATGGCTCCACAGAGGAAGCCCAACGAGGTAATCAACCTTGGCAAGGAGAGCGCCCCCGGAAGCGGTGCCCAGCCCAAGGAGTATGCAAAACTAAGTGAAGTGCCAGAGAAGGAACTTTTGAACTTGCGTAAGGACGACCCGGCAAAATATGCCGAACTTTTCAAGGCAGAGTATGGGGTCGAGTGTCCGGAACTCAAAGACTAACAGAACAAGAACAATTATTAAAACGAGAAACAAAGAACGCGAAAAGCAATTTCCTTAAAAAAGTGATGTGCGCCCTGTTTGCGATTGTGGGCGCGGTAGCTTTCAACAGTGCTTCCGGCGCAGTGCTTGCCACAGCGGCAGGCTTGCCAGCCGGAATCGGAGCTGTGGCGGGCAATGCCGTTGCCCTGGTAGCCGGACAGCTTGCTCCGGCAGGTGCGATGCGTGCCGGTGTCCTTACAGAAATCTGGACGGCAGAAATGATCAAGACATTCCGCACTGCGCCTGAGGCGTTGGGCTGGATGCAGCGTATCAGAGCTTATAACCAGTATGTGGAAAATGACGTTATCCACTTTACGGAAATGGGCGGCGACCCTAAAGTGCTTGTGAACAATACAAGTTACCCGCTTGCCATTACTGCCCTTACAGATGCGGACAAGCCTATCAGCCTTGACAAATTCGACACCGAGGCAACGCCTGTAACCGATGATGAACTCCACGCTATCAGTTATGACAAAATGGCGAGTGTCCAGGAGCGCCACCGCGATGCGCTGCGTGAGAAGATTGCACAGAAAGCAATCCACGCAATCGCCCCGGACGCAAACAAAGAGGGTGTGCCTGTAATCAAGACCACTGGAGCAAGCGACGGCACACGCCTGAAAATGACATACAACGACCTTCTGACACTCAAACGTGAGTTTGACAAAATGGGCATACCCCAGAAAGACCGTATTTTGGTGCTTTGCAGCGACCACGTTAATGACCTGCTGGAGACAGAGCAGAAGTTCAAGGAGCATTACAACATCAACCAGACCGAGGGCAAGATTTGCCGCATGTACGGCTTTGACATCTACGAGTATGACGGCACGCCATATTACACCATGAGCACAGGCAAAAAGAAAGCCTGGGGTGCAACTGTTGCGACAGGCGACGCCCGCGCTTCCGTGGCATTCTATGCAGGTCGCATGATGAAGGCATACGGTTCAACCAACTTCTACCACAGCGATGCCAAGAACGACCCGCTCTACCACCGCAACCTCGTGAACTTCCGCCAGTGGGGCATTTGCCTTCCTTTGACTGACACCAAGAGCCGTGCGGCAATCGTGAGCGCACCGGCCGTCTAACCGTAGAACCGCATGGGAAAGCAGAAGTTAAAATATCTGGTAATCCACTGCACCGCCACCCCTGAGGGCAGGGACGTGAGTGCCGCCGACATCAGGCGTATGCACACAAGCCCGAAGCCACAGGGGCGCGGCTGGCGGCAGGTAGGTTATACGGACTTGTTCCGGCTTGACGGTACCCGTGAGCGGCTTGTTGAGAACAACGAGGACGCATTTGTTGACCCTTGGGAAATCACCAATGGCGCAGCAGGCTATAACAGCGTTAGCAGGCATATAGTGTATGCCGGTGGTTGCGACAAGCAGATGAGAACTAAGGACACCAGGACGGCGGCACAGCGCAAGGCAATGGCCGAGTATGTGCTTGACTTCCACAAGCGCCACCCCGATGTAAAAATCATAGGGCACCGGGACCTTAGCCCGGACAGGAACAATAACGGAAAGATAGAACCCAGCGAGTGGATGAAAGACTGCCCCAGCTTTGAAGTGTCGGAGTGGTTGCAATCCATAGGCATAAAACAGTAAAAACGTGAATGAGCGGCGAAGTAATCACTATCATAGTATCGGCGCTTGTAGCGGCGGTAGCCGGCCCTTTGGGGTCGTGGATAGGAAGAAAAGTTGAGCGTGCAAAGTATGAGGTCGAAGTCGGCAAGCTCCGTGCTGAGCTGAAAGACAAGATCGCAGAAGTGAAAAGCCATGAGCTTGAAAACGTGCGCAAGGCTTCCGACATATTGATGCAGTCAATAGTACCGCCGCTCAGGAGCGAAATAAACAAATTAAGGAATGATGTACAACGGCTTAATGCCGCGTTGGAACGTATTTGGGGCTGTCCTCATGTTGAGCGCTGCCCTGTTAAATACGAACTGCTCCTCCCAACGTCAAGTGCTGAAAAGCACCAAAGTGGAAACGCAGGTCGAGGAGACGACAACCCGGCAGGAGGGGACGCAGAGCGTACAGGAACAAGAGCAGACCCAAGTGGAAGCCGTCGAGGCTGTAACGGTTACGGAGATTGAAATCTACGATACCGAAGCCCCAGCAAATCCTCAGACCGGGGAACACCCTGTAAAGGCCAGAATCAGGCAACGCACCGACCGCACCGGCACAAGCCGCGAGGTAACGACATGCCACGCAGAGGAGAAAACCGAAGCCGAGGAAACCAAGGTTTACAGCGGCGGGGAACTGTCTGAGGCGGTGGTAGTCGCAGAACGGCCGCCGAGCCTTTGGGAACGCATCAAGAAAGGCGTCATGTGGGGTGTGGCGGCAATCATTCTGGCGGCAGCCGGGTGGATAATTTATAAACTCAAAAAATGACAAAAGACATGGCAGAAGAAATTAAAAATACAGAGCAACCGAGTGCCGAAGTAAACCCGACGGCAGAGAGTAAGGAACCCAAGAGCGGAGCGAAGCCCAAGACGAAGAAAACGAGCAAGGAAGATGCCCCGTCAATGCTCAAAGCTGTGGGGCGTGAGGCGTGCAAGATGCACAAGCTGGAACAGGTATGGGTTACGGACGACGGGCAGTGTTTCCCTATTGAGGGCGACGCAAAGGCGCACGCCGCTAACCTCAAAAACAAGGAACTTATAAAAGTAACGGCAGAATGAGCACGAAACTAACCATCAACAGAACCAACGGGAATGTCCCCAAGACACTGCAAGGCGAGGACCATATCACAGGCTTTGTGGCATACTTGCCGGACACTGAAATCCCGGAAAGTTTCAAGACAGAAAGGGTGCAGGCACTTTCCATGATAGACGCAGCCGAAGCGGCCGGCATTACCGCCGACGCTGCAAGCTGGGCGGTCAAGGTGCTGCACTTCCACCTTAGCGAGATTTACCGCACCAATCCTGCGGTCAGCCTGTATGTCGGCATTTTCGCCAAGCCGAGCGGTGCGAGCGATGCCTACACCTTTGCCGAATTGAAGACCGTGCAGAATTTTGCCGGCGGCCGTATAAGGCAGATGGGCGTATGGTGTGGCGACCGCAACATGAGCGCCGACGACATCACGACACTGCAAGGCATCGGCGACACGCTTGCAGACCAGGCAGCCGAGTTGTCAATCCTCTACGCCCCAAAGGTGGCGAACGTGAAGCAGATAACGCAGGGAGCGGCAGGCATAGGCAAGAGCCGTGTCAGCGTGGTAATCGGCCAGGCGGGCAGCGGAACTGGCGCGACACTCTACAAGGACAAAGGCAACGCCGCCAAGAGCAGCGTCAGCGGACTGGGTACCGTTCTGGGACTTCTGAGCCGTGCCAAGGTTCACCAGTGCATTGCGTGGGTGCGTGAGTTCCCGACCGGCATAAGTGTCCCGGCATTCGGAGACGGCACACTTTTCAGGGATTTGGACAAGGCGCTTGTGGAACAGCTGGACAAGGCGCGTTACCTGTTCTTTATCACCCAGCCTGGGCAGACCGGCAGCTATCTGAACGACAGCCACACAATGGACGAAGCCACCAGCGACTATGCGGCCATCGAGAGCGTGCGCACTATGGACAAGGCCGTGCGTGGTGTCCGTACCTACATTGTCCCTGAACTTGGCGGCAATGTCTATGTGGACGCAGAAAGCGGCAAGCTGGCAAGTTATAGCGTCAGCCACCTTGAAAACGTCGCCAACCTTGCCCTCGAAGATATGGAGCGAGCCGGGGAACTCAGCGGCTACAAAGCCGAGATAGACCCCGAGCAGGACGTGGCAAGCACCGGACGCATAGACATAGTAATCAAGAATGTGGCAAGCCCTGTAATCCGCCATATCAATATCAAGATAGGGTTTGCCAAAACCGTATAACATCAAAACACAAGACAAATGGCAAGTACAATAAACAACGGCATTCCTTTGGTCAATGGCATGCTATGCGCCTGGGCTGATGTAGTCGTACTTATCGGCGGTGTGCCTGTAACTGGCATTGTAGGCGTGGAGTATGGCGATGAGCAGGAAGTCGTGAACAAGTGGGGCGCAGGCCGTCACCCTGTGGGGCGTGCCAAGGGCCGCATTACCCCAAGCGGCAAGCTCATTCTTTATCAGGAGGAGGTGCAGGCGCTTCAGGCACAGGCACCCAACGGCAGGCTGCAGGACCTTCCGCCTTTTGATGTAATCGTGCAGTATCTGCCTGACAGCGGTCTGATAGTTACCGACAAAATCCGTAACTGCCAGTTCTCGGGCAACAGCCGTAAATGGAAAGAGGGCGACACCGGGCAGGAGGTTGAGCTTCCGCTTGTGCCTTCCCACATAGACTGGGGTAGCAAGTAGTAACCCGAAACTTTGCAGGCGGCCGTTAAGAGCATACGACCTTAACGGCCACTTGCAGTCAATAAAAACAGATTAAACAGCAATTAAACGACATGGAAAAGGAAAAAGTGCAGCAGGCACATACTTTTGACGGCGGCGTTACCGCAGAACAGGTGGAAGCATGGAAGAATAAGCACCGCAAGGTCTACCGTGTGGACATTGTGGACGGAGAGGATACCCATATAGGCTACTTCAAGCGTCCGGACTTTGCAACGATCAAGGCTATTACCAAAGTCGCCAAGACCGATGAAGTGGAAGCCGGTAAAATAATGTTCAATAACTGTTGGCTGGGAGGAAGCGAGGAACTGAAAGATGATGCCGTGCTTTTCATGGCCGTGCAGGTTCAGCTCGGCAAACTGGTTAACGGTTGCATGGGCAGCCTAAAAAACTTGTAGAGGCGCACACCCTTGCAGATGATAACGACAAGGACACATTTGCCAAGGGTTGCGCCTTGATACGGGCTAACCTTCACAAAGACCCCGACGAGGTGGAGACGGAGGAAGAATGGGCGGCACTCTACGCGCAGGCCATTTGGCTTGAACGCTGGCGCAACCAAAACCGTGCAGAACTGATATCGGCGTTATTTGGGAACGGGAAAAGTTAAGGTCTCCAGAACACCCACCAAGGGAGCGGGCCAGAGCCTTTCTTTGAAAAAGCATAACGGAACAGGTCAATCATGTAGAGAACCAACCCCAACATGCCACCAATTAAAATTCCGTAGCCGATTATTTTAAGTAAAAGACTCAACATAAAAGAAGTATGTATTTGTAACACATCACAAAAGTAACAAATAAATCCGACATGGCTAACGTTTTTGACTATATTTTCAATATCGGGGGCAATTATACTGCCACCATAAACGGCATGAGCACGGCGACCGGGGATTTTTCGGCCAAGGTTGACAGTGCGCAGAACAGCATCGGGAAACTTACCTCGGTGCTTGCCGGTCTTGATTTGGTCAAAAATGCCATAGACGGCTTGCAGCAGGCGACCGACGCATTCAGCGTGTCAGGCATAGCACTTGACCGAAATATGCACGACCTCAGCGCAGTTGCGGGCGTTACGGGGGACAGCCTTAGGCAGATTGAGGGCTTCGCCCGTCAGTCGGCAAAGACCTTCGGGACCGATGCCAGCGTTGCCGTGGAGGGTTACAAACTGCTTTTGTCCCAGTTGAGCCCTGAACTTGGTAAATTCCCGGAAGCCCTGCGCGATATGGGCGAAAGCATACAAATCACCAGCAAGCTGATGGGCGGTGACGGTGTGGCGGCAGCACAGGTTCTGACAACGGCGATGAACCAGTATGGCGTAAGTCTGGAGGACCCGACGGCAGCCAGCAAGGAAATGGCGCGTATGATGAACGTAATGGCGGCAGCCGGTCAGGCTGGTTCTGCGGAGCTTCCGGCCATATCGGCAGCATTGCAGCAGTGCGGAATGGCTGCCAAGGCGGCAAATGTCAGCTTTGAGGAAACCAACGCAGCCATACAGGTGCTTGACAAAGCCGGAAAGAAAGCCAGCGAGGGCGGTGTCGCCCTTCGCAATGTGCTTGGTCAGCTTTCAAAAGGCAGGTTCGTGGAGAAACAGGCGTTAGAAGAACTGCAAAAAGCCGGCATCGATGTGGTGGCGTTGGGAGACAACAGCAAGAGCCTTAAAGAGCGGCTCGAAATGCTAAAACCCATGCTGAATGACAGTGCCCTGCTGTCAAAGTTCTTCGGTGTGGAAAATGCCAACGCAGCCCGTGCGTTGATACAGGGCACAGAGGCGTTGGACGGCTTCACGCAAGCAGTAACCGGGACAAACAGCGCCACCGACCAGGCGGCAATCATCATGCAGAGCTATGCGGAGCGTCAGGCGGTTGTAAACCAGAAAATAGAGGATATTAAAATATCCCTTTTCCAAGCTACGGGCGACTTGACATTGTGGGCTGGTGCCGTATTTAATGCCGCTATGCCATTGGCGCAAATATCCCCTTTGATTATGCTGCTGGGCAAATTGATGCTGTGGGTTAAGGGGCTTAACTGGGCAGGTATGTGGACATGGATAAAAAACTCCGTATATGTCGCCCGGTTGCAAATGGCGTTTATGAACCGTGAACTAATCACAGGGCAGTTTGTCTCCAACGGCTTTCTGATAAACATCACACGCGCCACATTGGCGGTGCTTCGTTTCGCCACGGTAGGCATATTCAACGCTCTCAAAGGTCTTGGCGCACTGGTGTTGTCATTCATAACCGGGGGCACCGCTTCCGCTACGTTCTCCACCGTTGCCTCCACTTCCTTTGCGACCTTTGCCGCAACTGCAAAGACCGCTTGCCGTGCCGTGTCGGTAGCCATTATGAACATTCCGATAATTGGCTGGATAGCGGCAGCCATAGCCGCCCTCATTGCCGTAGGCGTTTATTTCTGGAACACTTCGGCAAAATTCAGGGCGGTGCTGAAAGGTACTTTTGCAGCCTTCAAAGCCTGCTTTACAGGAATAGGGGAACTTGCAAAACAGACCTTCGGGGCTATCGGCGACCTGATAAAGGCCGCTTTCAACCTTGATGCCGCAGGAATATCCACGGCACTGAACAAACTGAAAGCAGGATTTTCCGACTACGGCAAGCAGATAGGCGCGGCATTCAATGAGGCATACGACGCGGAGATGAGCGAAGCCGCCAAGAAAGAGGCGGCGGAGAAAGCCAAAGGCAAGAAAACCGCTCCTAATGGCACAGGCGCAGCAGTTCCGTCCGTGGCTGTTCCAACCGTCGATCCGACAGCCGGGAGCCTGAACACCGCAACCACATCAGGCAGCGGAACAGGCGACGGCGGAAGCGGTAAAATCCGCAACGTAACCATTAACATTGAAAAACTTGTCGAGCGCATAGAGTTGCACACGGCAACCATAAGCGAGGGCACGGAGCAGATAAAGGAGCGAGTGCTTGAGGCCTTAATGGGTGCGCTCAATGATACCCAACTGGCAACAGAATGAAATCACCCGTAAGCATATCATTTATGGCGGTAGGTGCGGCGCAGTTCGCCGCCAAGTCGCTTGTAAGGTTCAAGCCCGGACGCACGGGAGAAGCACCGAGCTGGGAGGGTCGAGGTGCGGACATCACCACCCATGAGGTGGGCACTCCGATAACGGACCGCGCATATTGGGAGGGACGTTATGCCTTATGTACGCTGACTTTCCGCAAGGAGGACGGCTCGGAAATGGAACTTTCAGACGCTGTGGCCGCGGTGAGCCGTGAAAGGCGCATTGTCTGCACGCCACTGACCGGACGGGACGGCACCGTGAAAGAATACATAAACGAGGGCGACTGGAACATCAACATCGTTGTGGGCGTTCAGGCGGTGCGTGGCGGTGTCATTACGGACGACTACCCGGACGAGGAACTGCGGCAGCTCCGTGAGTTCCTGGACGAAAAGAAGCCTTTGGAGGTTTACAGCGCATTCCTTGACATTTTCGACATTACGAAAGTCGTGATCAAGAATTATTCGGCGACACAGGCGACGGAAGCCAATTATCAGGCAATCAGCATAAGCGCGGTAAGCGATGAGGATTATGAAATATACAGTAACGAGTATTAAACAACCATTAAATAGCAATTAAAATGGCATTTACACAAGAACAGGAGGCGAAGCTGGCGCAGTTGCTGGCAGCCTTTGAGAACGGCAAGCGCATCAACGAACTGGACCAGGCAACCGGTGAGCTTGGCGCTATGCAGATTGAAGTCATGGACGAGACGGGCGAAACCCGGCGCATGGAGCTGGAGCGTGCAGTGTCGGAAGCCGGCAACCCGATAGCGGGCCGCTGGTGGAACGAGGACAACGCCACGACCAAGGCGGCCGGCTGGTTCGGCTCGCTTGAAGCCCTTAGAAAGTTGCCTGAGACATTGGGGCTTGGTCGCTACCTTGTGGCTGACGACCACACCATGCGCAAGCTTGACCCGAAAGACAGCACCAAGTTTGAGGACGGCAGCCCTGCGGCACTGGACGGCTCAATGGGTCAGTGTATGTGGTGCTGGTCACGTCCGTGGTACTTTACCACTTGGCGCGAGGGCTCACGCAGCTATTGGGCAATAACCTTGAAGCCTATCGAGGGGCGCACAAGTTACCGCATACCTGTTGGCGGCACTTCTTGGCTTGGTGCCGGGGTAATGGACCGCACGGAAAACAAGCTGTGTTCCGTAATCAGCGACAGCGAGCGTTATAGAGGCGGTAACGGTTCTGCACTGACCCCTGCAAATACGGAAAAACGCCCGGCACTTGATACCCCACAGGCTACAATGCTGGGAATGGCTGCAACTGCTATCAGTACAACAGCCTTCGGCACCAACGCACGCAAGCGCGGTGACGGTTGGGAGGCTAACTGGTTCGTGGCACAGGCGGCCGTTGAAATCCTTTTGCTTGTCATTATGGGCGACCGTAACACACAGGCTGCATTCAAGGCTGAACGTGATGCCGATGGCTTGTTCCAGGGTGGTTTTGGCGACGGTGTTACAACAATAGGCTGGCAGGACTGGGCGGACTATAACGGTAATTATCCACTTGTCCCTACGAGTGTCGGTCTGGAAATGGGCGACGGTACGGGCATAGTCTCTTACTCGTTGCCGGCAAGCGAGAGCGCGGAGAATCAGGAAATCCCATACAAGACATTTAACGTGCCTGTATTCTTTGGCTTGGTACATGCTGGCTATGGCCATTTGTGGCGTTGGGTGCGCGGCTTGATAATCAGCCAGGAAGCCGGGGTAAAAACGGAGGTGTATGTCGCACAGAGTATGGCGGCGGCCTTTGACCCTAATAGTGTGGCAGGTCTTAAAAAGGGGGCAGAATGTCCACAGAAAGAGGGCTACATCAAGCGCAAGAGTTTTGAGGGATTGTGCGCCATGCCTACTGAAGTAGGCGGAAGTTCAGCCACCTATTTTGCCGACTATTTTTATACCAACGGAGCCACTCAGACGGGTCTTCGTGTCCGCGCGGCTGGTGGTAACGCGAACAATGGCACGAACGCGGGTGCGTTCTACACGCATTCGTCCTACTCGGCTGCGAATGCGGCTGCGCGCTGCTCGTCGCC